GTTGCCTTCTTTTCTACTAGGTCTTTGTTTTTCATTTGATTTCTCCTATGGAAGTAGTAATGCTCTAATTACTCATATTTATACAATTAGTGATCTCGTAACGATTTTACGAACTTTTCGAAGTAAATGGACGCTTGCTCTTCCAATTGCTTTCTTGAGACCCTCGCCACCTGCTTTACATCCTCTTCGATCTCATCAAATACCTCAGCAGTAGTCCAAGATGAAGAAGCTACATCGTAGATCCAATCAACACCCTCTAGAATCCCTTTAACAAAAGCATCGGGGGCAGATGGGTCATGAACTATGTCACCGGCAGTAGCAAGCATGAAGTCGCTTTGAACTTCCATGATCCCTTGACCATTCTTCTTTACAGATCCCATACCACGAGATGATATTCCGAGTTGCGCACCATCATCGATGAGATTCTTAGCTAAGGATCCCATCGGGGTGCTTGAGATTTTTGCACGTCCAACGATATTGGATCCATCCTCATGCAACTCAGTGAACATGTGAGATACGCGGTCAAGGTTAATAGTGGGACCGGATGGGTGTCCTAGTTCACCGAACGCTCTATTCTTAGAGACGTAATTCTCGTTGTACCTTTTCAACTCTTTCCCAAGAACTGATTTGGGGTATATGCGACCATTGCGGTTTTTAACATCACCTTGCATGATGATGCCTTCGATAAAGTATGCTTTATCGCCATCTTCCGTAGCTTCCGTAATGCAGGATACCTCTTCGACGAGTTCCTTGATTAATAGTGCCATTTGCGTTCCCTTACGTATAAGCTATTGAAGTACATAACGTACTGAGTGTTGCCTCAATAGTGTCTGTAGGCGTTTTTGATACGAATTCAGTCGTTCCACCAACAATAGTAAACGACCCCAATGTTGCGCCACCAGACTCTTTTACAGTTACAACGGCAGTATTAGCGGCATATGCTCTAACTAGCGATGCTGAAGATACTGTTGAGGCTGTTGTAACAGCAACCTCTGCTGATAGTGGGCGAATAACTCTAGTCATTGCATAGCTTCCTTAGCGAAATCTAAGATCTCTTTGAAACTCTTTTGATTGTGGCTCATTTTGTTCTTCATCTTGTCCCGGTTAGCAGGAGTTAGTTCATCGAAGAGGTTTGTAAGCGCTTCAGCTTCAGATGAACTAACAGTAACAATTGCACCATCATCCAAAGACATCTTGCCAGCTTTGATATTTGCCTCAATCAACTTGGTGATCTCAGTGCCTTCCTTCATAGCCGTCTTCGTGGCAGTGGCATACATCACACTCTTCCACTCATCTCCATATCGATCCTTGAGTTCAGTTTGCTTTGACTTCATGGACTTGACTATCTCTTCACGCTTCTTCATCTGAGTGTCAGTCATCTCACAGATCACGTTACCAGCAAGATTGAACCCTTCGTTACGTATTTCTCTTACCTCGAAGTCGTCTGCTGTGTCGCTATCCGCCCACTTTTCGAAAGCTGCCATATTTCTAAACTTTTTCTTGAATGACTTACTCTTGATACCCTTAACGCCAGATGCTACAATAGGCTTCGAATCATCAAGATCACTTTGATATGATCCTTCGTTGACGATTTTATCCTCGCCGTCATCTAGATCAGCAGCACGAGATTTATCTTTCTTCCTCAACTTTACACCACCAGACTTCTGAGCGTCTGTTGCTACGGGGTGACCTTGATCGGTCATCTGACCTTTGTGAATAGCTATAAAATCGCGCTCATCTTTAGAGCGTGGCTGATCTACAGTTTCTGTGGCAATACGTTGCATAATTGCATTATTCCTTATTTGGAGAGTTTATCGAGCTGATCATCCCCGTCTTCATCATCTTCATCATCATCCTCGATACTTTTAGACTCAAACATTGAGTCGTATTTTGCACTAATGGCTGAGTCGATGCGGTGAGTAACCAGACTATTGAATTGCTGCTCAAACGCTGTAGCATCTTTATTGGATGCACTGTAGATAAGGTCTCTGATACCCATGTTGAATCTCCTTGTGTGTTATCTATGGTATTTATGTCATTAAGTTGTTGGGGGCTCGCGCTCGCGGCCCTCATCATTCCCATCTTCATATTCGTCTTCATCCCCATCTTCATCTGGTTCTGATTCAATTTGCTTTTGAATATCGACGATATCATCTTCAGATTGGAAAAGGACATTCTTGCGAACCCATTCAACAGAGAAGTATTTGCCAGTATACTCATCAATATCACGAAGCAGTTGCAGTCTATTTTGGAGAATTTCACTGTCTTTGAGTTCATTAAAGTGGTTATCGGACATAAAGTTGTACCGAATATTCTGTTGTATCTCAGGCCACTCTTCTGGTGTGATAATTCCCTTTAGTATGAGTTGCTTCTCAAGGCATTTATCAAATATGATGGAGAAACGAGCTCTCAGACGACGAACGAACTTCGCGAACTTTACTTCATCCCTGGAAATTTCAGAAGCGCGCCCCAAAGAGAACCCGTTCTCGGTTTCCATACGTGAGATTGGAACATTGAGGGATTTGAATAGCCGCTTTTGGAAGTATAGCACATCGTCCATTTCACCTAGGTTTTGGCCACCTGGCAAAGTGTCGATTTGTGTTCCCGTTCCACCTTCACGGCGAGGAAGCCAGAAGTCATCAGTCATGGACATGTGACGACGATCATCTTTTACCTCACCAGTCGTCATATCGTATATCAAACGGTTCTTGTGTTTAGTCATCATATCCCGAATATACTGCTCAGCCTTCATCTTCGGAAGGTTGCCAACATCGATGTAAAAAATACGACGTTCAGGGGCACGAGATATTCTGTAAATTACTACAGCATCTTCCATCATTCGTAGTTGATTTAAGGGCTTATATCCCTTATGTAGGTGTGATAATACAAGTGTGTTATTCTCGTTTAGGACGCCTGAGTTACAGTACACGATAGAGTCTTTTGAAATTTTTAATCCCGAAGCGCTATTGTTGTTGGTGGGGGACAATGTTTGATGGGTGGACCCCATGTTATTGAACCCTCGGTCACTGTAAATGTAGTACTCGCTTTTGATTCGCTTAATAAACCCGTTACTTCCCATCTTATTGATATTATCTTCGTATTCACGAATTTTGCGTAGCTTACGGGGATCTACATATCGAAGTTCTTGGATGCCTTTCTTGGGGAATTTCTCATCGATCATTACGTGGTAATTTAATCTACCGTCGACATACCACTTCTGGAAGATGTCGTATCCCCGACTGGAAAAGTCCAATAGTTTGAGGATAGTGTCGAATTCCTCTCGAATTTTCTTCTTGACGCCATCCGATAGGGATACGTCGTCAGTCACACACTCCACAACTTTCTGATCATCTTGGATGGAGATTGACTCATTGACGATGTCGTCAACAGCTTGTTGAACTTCCGGTTGCTGAAGCATTGAGCGATACTTCTGTACCAACTCCGCTTCAGTTTTGGCTGTTCCTTCAAGATCAATAAAGCTACTTACAGATCCACCAGCTGCAGCAATTGTGACAGCCCCATCATCAGTGCCAGGGTCAGCAAACGACTTTATGTTAAGATTTTCATCTTGTTTTCTTTTAATAGAAAAGCCAAACAGTTCCATTTTATAGTCCTTTTCCTACTGATAGAGGAGGGAGAGTATCGGTGCTCCCTCCCACCTATTTATCAGCTATTGGTAGAGGCATTTCCTGTGATGCCACCAGTCACTTTCCATAGATCGTATTTGAATGTTACATCAAATCGTTCGATGTCATCAGTCGTTTCCCAATCTGTCGTGATTGGGGCAACGTTGATTGGGAAAATCCCTTGAAACGTATACTCACGAAGAGGGACACCAGTTTTCGAAAACTGGGTGATTTGTGCTTGAGACTTATACTCAGAAGATGCTGAAGTAGCAAGCTGACGGACGTTACCCTCGTGAGAGTTGATAGCCGCCATCCACTCTTCCATTGCATTACGTACTAAGAAGTCTTCATCATTCATCACAGTGACTGTCCAATCCTCGAAAGTGCGATCTCCTGCAATAGGGATCTTGCGTCCGAAGTATGGGATGTCAATAAACCCAAGCGTCGATCCGGGCAGTGATGCTGCTTGAACCATGAATGGTGTCTTGAGGTCCCCAATTCCATTGATTGGGTTAGTGATCTGCACTTGGAAGTGGGAAGCTTTAGCACCACCAAATGTCAGTTGACTTTTGATTTCGTTAATGTTTAGAGCCATTATTGGTTTCTCCTTTACTATCTATATTATTTATAGTATAATATAGAATTATTCTTGCAATAAATACTTTTG